AGTTTGTCGACCTCCTCCTGGAGGTCGTCGATCCTGGCGTTCAACGCGTCAACGATTTTCTGAAACTCGTCCAGTCGCACGGTGCGGCGTTGCTGCCATACGTTCACGGCGGCGGTGAAAAGCGCTCCGAATCCGCCGGATCCGAGCATCAGCGCCACAATGTGCTGCGAGTTCATGCCGCAGGCTCCACACTCCGCGACAGTGATGCTGTGCCGCGCTGCGTGACAGTCACCGACGCGATGCTGGTCAGCATCGACAGCACGAACCCGCCGCCGGCGGCACCGCCGATGGTGATCCAGTCGAGCGCAACAACATTCACCGCTCCGCCACCGATAGCGAGCAGCGCTGACTGCGCCGCGGTCTTAATCGCCCGCTCAATAGCGTCTCTCCAGAACGAAGCCGTGTATATGCTCATGTGTTCCTCAGTCGTACGGGTTGATCGCCTGCCCGTCCTGCTCCCAGCGGTACGAGCATTCCTGGCAGGTGCGTGTGAACGTCCATGTGAGCGCGCCCGGTGTGCCGCTGTGGTTGATGCTCACGCTCGGAAACCCCGTGGTTTCGCAGGCTGGGCACCACACCATCGCAACCAGCTGGTACTGGCGCTGCAGCGTTTCCTCACCAAACCAGGCGCCATGTTTGAACACCAAACGCAGCAACAGATACTCGCGGCGCGTCGCAATGCCGTTGAAATGCAGCCGATCCCCGACATAAAGATCATCAGCGGGGCCGATCCAGCTCGCGTTCTCGATGATCGGGATACGCCACGTCATGCCCCGGCGCTCCAGGAACCCCACGTGCCGCTTGGTCTGCAACCGCTGCCCGATCATGGTGTCGCTCATGCCGCCATCTCCAGGAGTTTCCCCACGGCGTGCGGAACCCACGGCCCGTAGTTGCTGTGCTCACGAACCTGCAACGCACGAACGATCGCATCGACCGCTGCGATGCCGCCGGTGATCGGGTTGCGCAGCAGCCGCAGCACCTCAGCCACCAGCGCCGGGTGACCGTCGATTCTGCCTGTGCCCAGGTGGGTTAGCGCATAGTAGACGGCGTGCATCTGGTCACCCACCTGCCCGTCGGGGCAGGTGCAGTACATGTCGCCAGGAACCGCGTAGGTTACGCGATCGATCCACGGCGGGATCCGCAGACGGCTGATACCCCAGCCTTCGCCGCCGCCGTACGCGTTGTCCTCCGGCTGGCGGGCGGGGTCGCCGAACGTGATACAGCCGCGGCAGTCCGACCGCCGATGCTGCAGCGCGCCGTTGGCGAGTTCGATGCACACCCGCCCGACAACTTCGGCCCCTTGGCTGTACCCGCTCAGCACGAACCGGCCTGGGGTGTTGTTGATCGCGGCGATGGTGTTACGCACACCCTCAGCAACACTGTCCACGTATGCTGGTGCGCCTGGATATGGAGGTGACACAGGACCGAACGACGCCGGGTACGGTACAGGCACCCACCGGAAGCCGGGGCCGTTCCACCCCATCACCTCGGCGTGGATGTCGTCCCAGTCGCTTGTGACAGCGCGCGCCAAATCGGCCTGGAATCCAGCATCGGGTGGTGACCAGGTGCCGGCGACGGTGATCAGGGTCGCCGGCACACCAACCACCTGGCGGGTGTAACATCCACTGTCAGCCCCTCCTTGGCTGGATCAAGCGTGGGGTTAGCGGGTCGTGGGTGTTGGCGCACCTGCGGCCCGCGTTCGTTGCGAACGAGTCTATGCCACGGAGCAATGGTTTCCATGTTTTGACAGGTGTCAATTTTCACTCGAGGTCTGACAGATCAACACCCAGCTTCTCGGCGATCCGCTCGATAGCGCGCCAGATGTACTCGGCGTAGCTGGCGGCGTCGATCGAATGCCCCAGGGTGGTGTCGAACCCGTTATTGTGCTTGTTCTCCCGGCGCAGTTCCTCGAGTGAACGGCGCGGCAGCCACAGCGTCACCTCTTTGGCGGCGTGGGTGACCTTGTCCTGCAGCGTGTATGCGTCGTGCTGCAAGTGCTGCGGACCATTCAGGTGCATCCTGGCCTTATGCACGCTGTTTTTCTCTCGAGTCCCGTAGGTTTCACCCATCAGCTCGGAGCGCACAGCCTCACGCGGGTCAAGACTCATCCGTGGTTCCTCTCTATAGTTCGTATCCGAAGACTTCGAAGCAGATGTCGGACCAGTTGTCGGCCAGGATCAGCAGGTCGTCGCCGACGGCGACCGCGCGGTTGTAGCGTGCCCGACGATCAGCCAAACCATTTGTGCCGCCGTTGATTCTGCGCGTCACCGTCTCCAGGTCGCGCAGATCCGACAGCGCGTTGATATCCGGCCTTGCCACGGTCCAACACCAGGCGGGTCCGACACCAGCCCACCTGAGATCGGCCAGTTCCCGCGGCCGGTCCACGAAATACGTTGGTGTCGGCACCAATCCGCGAGCATGAGCCCAGCGCGAGAAACCCTCATAGTTGGCGCGCCACGTGATCTGAATCCAGGTGCGGCCCTTGTACCGCCAGCGATCACTGGTCTCGTTCGGGTCACCGTGGTTGCGCCCGTGGTCGTACTCCTCGGTCGCGTTGAACCCCGCAGATTCGTGACCGATCTGCGCCAGCCACATCGCGATCCGGTTCACGTTGCTGCACTCCGACATCGCAAGCCCGTCGAGCACCGTCGGCAGGATCTCCTGCGCCCTGGCGACACTCAGCCCGGTGGCGCGCGCCAGCACCTCGGCGCGGTTCACCGGCGGCGCTGGCGGCGGCGGACCGGCCGGCGCAGGTTCCGCATCCGCGTACGCGTAGCCCTTGGGAACGATCAAGGTCGCGCACTGGTCGAGGCTGATCCAGTACTCACGCGGCCAGAACCCGGAATCAACGATCCACAACGCGCGCGCATCGGAGTCATACCCCATGCAGCACACGTAGTGGTACACAACGTAACTCGGGTAGTTGGGTGATTGCGAGCCGAGAACACCGCGTGGCCGATTCGATGGTGGGATCACCCAGTTGAGTGCGACACCGTAGCCGGCGTCGATGCTGCGGCGAATGTGCCCGAACAGTCGCTCAACACCAGCAGCATCGGGGTAGCGCGGCAACTCCACCACGCGATAGTTGGCGGCGGACAGGTAGCGGTTCAGCACTGTGGCGAGCTGGCTGATGTGGTCAGTGCCGTCCCGGTCATCCCAGCCGACGTTGCCCTCCAGCGCTTCCGTCTGCGCCGCAATCTCCGCCTCGGTGAGGTAGATGCCGCGCCCCGACAGGATCGTCTGCACTGTTGCTGGCCCGCAATACCATCCGGTGTCCTGGCCCAGCCGCGTTTTGTCGTAGTCGAGAACCCTACGCATGGTCACCTCCACCTCGCTACCAGTCGGGGTGGGTGTCGTCGATGCGGGACAGGATGGGGTTGGTGAGCCTGAGCAGCTTGTGCCGCCACCATGCCCGCCACCAGTAGCGGACAGGGATCGCCAGCCAGTACCGACCTGTCAGGTACTGGCTGAGCGACATGTGATCCCCAAGCGGCTGACCACATTTCGGGCAGCGCATATTACGACAGTTGCAGAACGTAATCGTTGGCGGATGATCCGTCGGCGTCGATGGTCAGCGTGTTGCCGGCGGTGACAACCACATCGGCGGGGGTGCTGTCCAGTAGGCAGTAGCACAGCACATTTCCGCCATCCTCGTACAGCACCGCGTAACGCGCGGTGATGCCGGAGTCGGTGGCGGTCCAGGTCGGGTTTTCGTCGAAAGTGACCTTCACCGTGGTAGTTCCACTCAGAACCAGGGTGACCGATTCGCCGCCGGAAGTGTAGCCGTTTCCGGACGAAACTTCCCCGGTGACACCAGCGAATGTGGTGGATGATGTCGAGATATTGCTCGAACTGGTGAGAAGCGCGATTTTCCAGTCATCTGAGTCGATGTCGAATGTGCCGTTGAGAAGGTTGGTGCGGGCAGACTCGACGAGGGTCCACGGTCCTGCTGCCATGATGCGTACTCCTTTTGGTTTTCTGGTTGGGTTATGTGGAGGTGATTTCCAGCGACCAGGAGCTGGACCAAACGGCGCCTGCTGCTAGGAATCTTGCCGAGTCGCCGGTGAATGCTGTCGCTCCGACGAGGTCGTAGACGGCGCCGTCGTAGGAGCTGTTGAAGAGGTAGCGCCTCGGGCTCCCGTTGCTGGTTGATGTGGGGTAGCTTGAGCTGCCCCATGCGTCACATCCGATCATCACCACTGTTGATGCGCCGCTTGTGTTCTCGAGCGTCAGGCTGGGGAACAACATCGTTGCGGCGAAGCGTGCGGTTCCTGATGCGTCACCGACAGTGATTGCGCCACTGGCTCGGTAGACGGCACACAGAACGGCGTCCGCTCCGGTCCAGGTGCCGCTGGTTTCGCTGTCGCTTGACGCGAGTTTGTAGGCGAGCACGGAGTGGAATGCGCTTCCCGATGCGGTGCCGATGGTTGTCCAGCCGTCCGGCACAGTTGGCACGAACTCGACGTTTACGGCGATCATGATCAACAGATCCCCGGACTGATGGCTCGGCATAGAGCCGATACTGTTGCCCATAGCGCCATTGGCGGAGACGAACTGCGGCGGAGGAGGTGGCAGAATATCGACCACCGGCGCGCCACCCGTGAGCGGCAGATCCGCCCCGGCGGGGGTAAGCAAGTGGTTGTCCGTGAGATCGATGTCCGGCGTGCCCATTGTGATGGCGAGGTTTGCACCGAGGGGGGATTGCAGCAGGGTTGCCTGAACGCCCGGTGTGCCCATCGTGATGGTGAGGTTTGCACCCTCGGGTATGGCGGTGTAGTCGCCGCCGACGAAGGGTGTGCCTCCCGCGAGCGCCAGATCCGCGCCCTGCGGGGTGACGAATCGGTGCTGGCTCACATGGATACCCGGCGTGCCCGTCGAGAGGGTGAGCATGGCTCCCTCCGGGATCAGATCTGGTAGTTCCGCCCACCAACCGATCATGATGGAGCCTCCGCGACCCACTCGATAACCGTGCGGCCATCGCCACCTTTGCCGCCAGCGCCAGCGGAGCCGCTGGTGTACACGCGGCCGCCGCCGCCACCGCCGCCGCCACCGGCTTCACCGCCGTTGCCGCCGTTGAGGTTGTTCGTCGATTCGCCGTTGTATCCACGACCGCCGCCGCCACCGCCGCCGCCGTCGGGAACTGTCGAGGGCGATTCGGCGGGGATAGAGGCCGTAGCACCTATACCGCCAGAGGACTGCACTGACGCGCCGCCGTTCCCGCCGGCGCGTGTTCCGCTAATGGTGGCCGGCCCGCCGCCGCCCGCGCCACCGCCCGCTGCAGCGCCAGTGTTGACGTCTGCGGCAGCCTGCCCCGAATCGGTGCCGCCATCGGCCCCATTCCCGCCGTTGAGCAGATATGACGGGTCAATTGAAATGCCACTGACGGAACAGGTTCCACCGGACCCTCCGTAGGGCTGAGTGCCATCCGGGTCGCTCACATATCTCAGACCCCGTTTGCCACCACCGGCGCTCAGTGTGACGGGGCCGGACGTGAATACGCTGTCCGTTCCGTCCTGGCCATGGCTGCCGCTACCGCCACCGGAACCGCCCAGACCCCTGGTGACGCTGTAGGTGGACCCGAGTGCGGATGCGGGGATGAAGATCCGCTTGATCTTCGCCCCGCCACCGCCGCCTCCACCGCCGTAAGCGGGCGCGGTGGAAACACGTTCACCACCACCACCGCCGCCGCCGCCGCCGATGAGGGTGACGTAACAGCCGGCAGCACCATGCGGGACCGGGCGGTCAAAGCGGTTGAGGTTGGTTTCCGTAAACGGTTCGAACGGATGCTCGACAATGCTCACGTCGGGGGTCCCCATCGTGATGGTGAGCACAGCGCCGAACGTCTCGATGACCTCAGCACCGTTGATCACCGGAATGCCGGTCGTCAGTTCGAGATCGATACCCTTGGGGGCGACAATCTTGGCTGGCTCGTCGAGCACGATATCCGGCGTACCCGTCGTGATCGAAAGCTTAGCGCTGGACGGTGCGGCATCGACACTGAAGTAGTCTCGGGTCGCCAGCGAGGACGGGTAAAGGTAGTTGGCCAGCTTGTACCAGAGCTTGCCGATGGTGGTCGGATTGCCCTGCTTGTTCTGCATCACCGAGATGGTGGCCCCGTTGCTGGGGTTGAACATCGTCTGGCACTCGAAACCGGGGATCGCACCGTTGTGCCCGAGCCACTCACCGAAGCTCACCACGCCGTAGCCATAACCCTGAAGGTCGGGGCCCTCGCCGGCATTCGGCAGCACCGTGAAGGTGTTCTGCCATTCGTGGTGCATCTCCGGAGACAGCAGGACCCCGTCACGCATGGCCTCGGTCCACTTGACCATGTCGGCCATCGTGGTGACAACCGCACCGGCACCGCGCGCCCACGAGGGGTGGAACGAGGTGATCCTCCTCGTTCCGGAATAGCCCTCGGAGTACGGTGCGGGCAGTGACGCCGTTGTCGGCCAGGATGTTTCAGTCAGACCTAGCGGGGTGAAAATTTCATCCTGGAGGAACATCCTGGTCTCCATCCCGGCGACGGCCTCGATGATGAAGTCCAGCATCACATAATTGGTGTTCGTGTACTGGAACCGAGCCCCTGGGGCGAACTGAGCCCCCATGATCCGCACAGCGTTGAGCAGAGTCAGGTCGCCCAGGCCCAGCGTCGGGGTCAGCGTCATCCACAGCGCAATGGCCGTGTTCTTCAGATACTCCGGAAGGCCCGACGTGTGCATCAGCATGTGCCGAATGGTGATCGAGTCGCCATTCGGCATGTTGTTGAGGAAGTCGCCCAGCTTGTCGTCGAATGACAATTCGTTGCGCTCGATGAGCATCAGGACCGCGTGAGAGATGAACGTTTTTGTCACCGACGCCATGCGCCAGTGCTCGTCCAGCGTCATTGGCGCATTGTTGGAGCGGTTCTTCACGCCGTAGGCTTTGCTGTATCGACCCTTCGGGCCCGTGACCGCCACTATGACGCCGTAGTTGCCGATCTCCGCGAGATGTCCGGCGACGATATTGTCAATCGTCAGCTTATCCTCATCGGAAACCGGATCCTCCGGGGTCCACGAGTATGGCAGAGTGCTAACGGGGACCGCGAGCGAGAACTCCGACTCGTTACCCGCATAGTCCACGTTGGTGGCGGTCAGGATGAAGTCTGAGCCCGAAGGGAGTCCGTCGATTGTGTAGGGCTGTCCGACCGGGATCAGGCCCGAATTTACTTTGAGGCCGTCCACATAGAGGTTGTGCCCCTTAATCGTCATCTGTGCCCCCGGTAATCAGCACGGTGATCGAAGAATGCGTAACCTCGAGAACCTGGATTTCGGTGGGCGGATCCGGCGGGGTGATGTCCTCAACCTCGTCCTCGACCTCCTCCTGGCGGAACACGATCCAGGCCGCGCCAGGGGCTCCGTTGCCGCCCGGCTGGATGCCGAACCCATTGCCACCGTTGCCGGCACCACCCGGTGCGACACCATCCTGGCCGGTGGCGTACTGATTGCCGCCGCCCACGAAGGTCCGCCCGTTGTATTCGAAATTCTCCGGGCCGTAACCGACATCGGACGACAGGATCCGGTAGCCGGACCCGCCAGCGCCGCCCTCTGCGACCACAGAGGAGGAGTTGACCTCCAGGATGGAGTTCTTGCCGTTGGCGCCGCCACCCGAGCCGCCTTCACCGCCTTCGCCGCGCGTGAATACGACCACGTCACCCTCGAAGAAGTCTTCACCCTTGACGAGGGTGATGGCGTTGAACTTGCCCGGCTCACCGGCGCGCCCGAATAGGGTCGGCAGGCCCTGCGAGGCGCCGCCACCTCCGCCCAGCGCAATGAGGTCAACGCGGTTGGCCCAGTTGGGAATCGGAACCGTAGTAGATCGGGTGAGGTAGATCTCCACCGGGTCGCGGTGGGTCGGGTCGGCGTTGACATCGATAGCCGACTCGATGAACGGGATATCCTGTGAGCGAACGATATCCACCGCCGATAGTGTTCCCGGCGGATCGTCCGGGTCGATGCTGTTGTCGCGTGTGGCCGCGATGACTAGCGGGACGTAGGGGTGATCCGGAATGTCGTCGGCAGATGAGACGCCGCGCACATAGTGCGTGCCACTGCCGACCGGGACCAGCTCGTAGGCGTACACCTCCCCGGCGACTCTGGCCACCTGCTCGCCATCGGGGAGGAAATAGAAGTTCCACCCCGGATCGGGGCCGGGGTGGACCTCACCCAGAATGTTCTCCGAATGGTGGGCCAACTCCCAGTTGCCGGTGTCGTAGTCAATCCTCCAGATGTTGATGTAGAACGCGTCGAGATTCGTGGTGCCGTAACCCAGCCATGACACCACGCCGAGTGGAGCGGAGCGCTCGACGCGCACCACGCCGATCAGTGAGGCGTCCTGTGTGGCCTCCAGGGTGGTGTTGATCACCGAGAGGTTGATCGACGCCTCGCTCGACGGCAGCAGGCCGTTGTCGATGCTGGTGTTGTTGCGGTAGTTAACGACCTCCCAGGCGAACGAACCCTGTGATGCCCGGCTGGAGATGATCTTGGCGATGTTGTAGGCGTCCGACGGTGAGGCGTCCCCGGCGGGGGGCTCGCCCACCAGGCCGCCGATGAGCTGATTGAAGAAGCTAATGATGGCTTCACCGATGCTGCGTGGGCCGCCGACGCCCTCGACGTTGCGGTTCGGGATATTCAGTAGCGCCTCGACAAGATCCTCGAGGGTGTTCAGGATGGTGTTACCGCCCGTCAGCGCATTGAAGATCCCATCGATCACCAGCTGGATGCGGTCGACCACTTCCTGCAGAATGTCTGGCAACCCATCAACATGCTCGCGGCGAAGCTTGCCGACTTGCCTGGCTGATGCATCGTCGAACCACCACGCCCCCGTTCCCTCGACCAGGATCCGCAGCTGGATACCATCCACGCCCGCCGGCACCACATATCGGCCAGTCAGTTCGTAGCCGGGCCAGTTCAAGTCCGGGTTCTGCACCGTGTACACCGATGGGACTTCGGTGTCGTCACCAGGAAGCGACATCTCGGTGGTCATCGTCACCGGTTCCCCCGGCTGCCCGCCCGTGTAGGGCACCACTTGGAGACTCACCGTTCCAGACGCGGACTGGTGCGCCACGTGAACGGTGGCGGAGAAGATCTGCCCCGCGCCGACAGCGATATAGTCGCCGACGTTCTTTCCAGACCGCAACGCCTGAGGGGTGCCGTCGGTGATCACGATCTTCGCAGCCCCGGTCCCATCGTTAGTGCGGGAAAAGTTGGGGTCGATGTCCCATAGCGTGCTGTTGCGGGCCATCGTCCCCGCTTCGAATGTCGACGCCGACAGCAACTCGGGATACGCCTCAGTGACCGCCCCAACCGGCACCCTGGTGAAGAACTGGAGAATCCGGTTGACGAAACTGCCTACGTCGTCGAGGTCCCCGTCCTCGACACCGGACAGGATTTCGATGAGGTCGCCGATAATTGGGATCTGATCGACAGAGTCTTGGATGCTTTCGGCCCATTCCCGGATCTGCTCGAACGATGAGTGGCTGGGCACGAACGCACCCATCAATGCCTCGGCGACACGGCGGAGGAACTGGCGGATAAGCTCGGAGCCGATCTCCAGCAGTTGCTCGCGAGTGAACGGGCGATCCGGTTGCAACCCTGCGGGCCGCTGGTGAATCAGCTCTGTCGACGGGACATTAATCGCCCAATCCGGCGGCTGCTGACCGGGTTGCGTCATGCGACAGGCACCACCCACACACAGAAACTGGCCTCCGATGCGGAGGTCGTGTAGCTGTCGCTGCCGGACTGCTGCTCGCAGTTGATGTAGATCGTCGCCCCGGCGTTCGCATCAACCTTGTCGTAGGTGTCGTTCGAACCAGCGGGCGGCGCAGACGAGAACACCAGACGCTCCGTCGACGCGATACCCGTCACCCTAGCGATAGGGTTGCCGTCGAACGCGGTGTTGCCGTTCAGCCTCGCGATAAGGTCCACGCGCACATCAGAGCCGGTGCCGCGCACCACCTGATACCCCGTCACCAGCGGTCGCCACGGAAACGGAAACGTATTCGGAGCAACACTGATCGTGGCAACAGTCGATTTCTGGTTCCCGGACGATGTGTTGTTGATCGACGCCGGCACCAGGCGCGCCGCGATCCGGTTCGGCGCCCACTCAAACCCATCCACCGACGAGTTGGCGACAATGATCTTCCCCGCCGCTGCCGTTCCGCTGATAGTGCTCAGATCGATCGACGTCGATCCATCCTGCCCGGGTGCGCCGGAATGCAGCTGGCCCACCAGGGTGTACTTGCCCGGCTCGACCTCGACAATCTCGAAACCAGCAGGCGTCGGATCATCGTAGTCAAGCTCGGTGAAATCGATTGGGCCTTCGACAAACTCGGCGGGATCGCCGGGGTCACCTTTGGCGATCGCCGGGATACCGACACCGATACCACCCTGCGGGCGCAGCAGCAGCACAGCCGTGCCTGTCTCAGGATTGATCGGGATATGAACAATCCCCTCAAACACGTAGTACTGCCCGGTCGAGTCAGTGGGCCATGTAACAGCCACTATCAGTCTCCTAACCGTTCTGCGGCGCCAACGTCAACACGTTGATCGCCTCGAACACGGACGTGATGAACCGCTGATGCTTCGCGAGTGGCGGCTCGTCGCGTTTACCGTCCCCGACCTGCACAACCAGTTCTCGAGTGTCGGGAGTGATGCGCCACATGACGTTTTCGATGTAGTCGGTGAGCATTTTCTGCCGGCCCCGATACACAACACTCATCAGCCCGCCTTTGAAAATGTCGCGGCCCAGCGCGTACTGGGCCTTCGGGCCGGTGGCGTTCAGCCGCACAGTCGCCGACGTGTAGCCGCGCGAATCCCACAAGGCGTTAATGAACGCGAACAGGGTCTCGATGTTGTACGGGGCGCTGGCGGTGGCGTGGAAACGCTCAATACCCGGGTGGTAGGGGCCGACCGAGGCGCGGCGATCATAATGTTGCACCATCTGGAACGCCAGAAACGCGTTGTTCAGGAACCCGGCCAAAAGATCTGATGGGATGCCGGTGAACCCGATGACGATCATCAGCGAGTCGATCAACCACGCAGTGGTGGCATTGATCAAGTCGTTCAACCATTTTGGTGAACGCCCGCCGATGATGTGCTGCCAGCCCTCCGGTGTGTGGTCGGCGATCTCGCATTCCAGGATCGCCGCGTCCTCACCCTTCTCGGGCATGACCACGACAGCCCACGGCGGAACATAATCGACGCCCAGGCCCTCGAACTGCCCAGCCATGTCGGGCGCTTCCCTGATGATCGGTTTCAGCACATCACCGAGCAGCGAACCGCCCAGGTCGACAACGGTGCGGAGAACGCTATCGAGGATGGTTTTCGTGGGGCCTTCGACCTGGGAGCGGTCGTAGGTTGAGAACACGTAGGTTGGCTGGTCGAGGTTCGCCCACGGATCCGGTTGCGGATCACCCGGCAGCCACAAATCCATGCGTGTCTCAACACCGTACGCTCTGGTCAAGTCCTGAACCACGGCGGCGACGGTTTCCATCCGCACCGTTCGCGCCACCAGCGGACTCGTGTCGAGGAACGGGTTGGTGCGCTTAACGTAGATCGGGGTTTTGAGCATGCGGGTCAACGTCTGCAAACTCAACCCGTCCCGCTCAAGAGATTGCAGAAGCGTCCCGAACCACGCACGGATATCCGGATTCAGTGAGCCGGCCTGGTTCACGAATTCCCACAACCCGGTCTGGATACGCATCGCGCACTCGGCAACCATGTTCTCCAGCACCGTGCATAGCGCCCAGATATAGACGGCGTGGCTGAACGGCTGGGTTTGGATCGGCAACCACCAGGTCGGCCAGATCACCAGATAGTTGAGGATGTCCCAGATGCCGTTGCACTCAATGACACTCGTTAGCTCGCCGTCTTTGAATCGGTAGCGGTGTGTTTTCACATAGAACGGCATCCGCAGCCCGGCCGTCTCCACCGTCAACCCCACCATCGTGTTCGAGCAGTTCATCAACTCGTCCACGAACGGGTGATCGCCTTTAAGCTCGATCTGGCAGGTCGGCACATTGTTGCGGGGGTCAGTGCCGGACGCGTTCATCACCCACTTGTTGAGGACACCCATTGGGCGCCAGAACTTGTCGTATATGGTGAAGTCGAACCTTGTGTCGACGCGCGCTGACTGCTCGGCGAGCGTGCGCCCCACCGAGGCGATACGCCCCGGCTCACCGGATGCCATAGCTGCCCGCCAACGCTCAAGCGCGCTGGTGGTGTTAGGTGGTGTCATCTACAGCGGGTATCTCCGCAGTGGAATACCGGACGCGATCACGCGAGAATCCGCGTTGCCCTTCAGGATTGCGACTTTCACGTGGTACGGTTCGGCGTCGCGCCCAGGCGACTTCGGCGGGATCGCGGCGCGGTCACTGAAACGCCCCTTCAACAGCGCGTACAGGTTCCCGGACGGGGGCGTCGCGGTGCGGCCACCGAAGATGCCGAGAACACTCTGCACCGCGCCGAGAATCGGGTTCTGGTAGGCCAGCGACAACAGCGATTCGAACGCCGACCTCAGCATCCCCAGCAGGCTGCGATCCGACTCCGTCGCCGGCTGTTCCGGGATCACCGTGAGGTCATAGACGTTGCGGTCACGAGGATCACTACGCAGCAGCGCAACCTGGCCAGGTGTCAGCGGCCCGAACTCCACATAGTCCTCGGCGCCCGCGCCGGGGCCGTCCCAGATCCGGAACGTGCCGGGGCCGAAGCAGATGTAATCGTAGTACATCGGTTGGTCACCGATGTTCACGAGCCGCAGCCACCCGTTCTGGGTTACCTCAACATTGTCGCCTGCCGCGAATCGGCGCACCGACGGCGGTGACGCCTGCGTGATGATCCCTGCACCGGCCTGCATCCCAAGCCCGACACCGCGATAGCCATCACCCATGTGAGACAAGTCGGTGCCGGTCTCGCGGTGTGTGAGAATCGGCAGCCCGTTACGCAGCACACGGAACTGGCGCTCATTCCCGTCACCGTCGAAACCAGCGACCAGCGTGTAGTTTTCGAACCAGAACGGCGGCACGAGCATGACCCGCTCTTTCATCACCGTCTTAGTGAAGTTCTTGAACTTCGACAACTCGATCCAGCCGAGAACACCGCGCACACCGATGCGGCAGCGCACACCGTCACCGCTCCAGTCGCCGTTGCCGTCGCGGCCCATGCGCGCCCAAATGTCTACGAACGCGCCGCCGCGTATGTTGATCTGCGGAATTGACCCCAACTGGATTTGCACGACCTGGTTGTCGGTGTCGGTGTCGAAGTCCTTATAGGGGCCGAGAACGCACGCCCGCTCATCCGTACCGTCCTCGTCCCAGCGCAGCTGCCCGCCGGCCACATACGGCCCGCCGGAACCATCACCGATGAACCACAGCGGCCAATCGTCACCAGCACCCGACGAGTAGTCGGTATCGAACTCGTCGACGATCTTGTCGAACTGGAAATCAAACACGCTCGTGTGCTCGTAAGAGCGCCAGAATCCCCGATCCGCGCGCAGACGCATCGACAAGCGCTGGAACTTGCGGTGACCGCCAGCGACCGGCGAAGGCTGAGCGCCCTTGAACCAGCGCACATTCGCCCACCAATGGCCAGCATCGGGGGTGAAGAAGTTCAGTCTCGACTCCTGTTTCGCATCCAGGCTCGCGTAGAAATCACGCACAACCTGGCGCAGATGTTTCGCGTCACGGCCAACCGCCGTGACATTCAGCTCGACTTCGATCGGCTCATACAGCGCATCGAGCTGGGTAACACCGTCCTCGGCGGAACCTTTCTGGTCGATGTGCCGCCACGGCGGAATCAGGCCCCTCAACCCGTCACGGTCGATCAGCACACACTCGGGCGACTGCGCCGGATCAGCAACCGCCAAACCGCCCATCAGATCGAACCTGACCGTGTTGTCGTAGGAGTCCAGCCACACCGCTGGATGCTCACCGTCGACCAGCATGTGCCAGCCGTGCGGCGTGATAGGGTTTGCGGGATAGCGTTTCTGGAGCATCGGTCACATCCCAGGTGCCGCATACATCTGCTGCAGATTGAACGTCAGATCCCTGCCCGCGGCGTCCTCAGTCGCCTGATGATTGTGGTACTCGACATTGATCGGGCCGGGCGGCTGGCCGGCCTGCTGACCGTGCGCATTCGGATCCTGCGGGCCGGGGGGTCTCTCACCGCCTTGCGGGTTCTTGCCGGCCACATTCGGTATTGCGGGCGCAGCACCCGCAATACCACCAACAATCCGAGTCAACCAATTGCGGTTCGCAAGCTCCGAACCGCCAGTCGGCAGGAACGTCTCCATCAACCCCTGCACACCGATCCCCGCGGCCTGCCCCGCATACTGAATCGCTCTATTAGCCAGCTTGATACCCGTGTTAGCCACCTGGCCAGCGACCTGCCCGGCGCCTGGAGCCATCGCGTCCAGGGCCAGCGCACCAGCCGAGATGCCCTGCTGCATCGCAGCGTTCAGCAACCCGCCCTCGGCGATACCGACACCGCCCTGACCGATTCCGCCAGCCGGCTCCACACCACCGATCTGCACACCGGATCCGCTGAACGGCGCCGCCTGAGGCATACCCGCCCCGGGCAGCATGCCTCCGCCCAGACCTGGCATCGACCCCAGTGCAGGCAGCGCACCGCCCCCAGCCGGGACACCAGTCGGTGCCGGCCCAGACGATCCCGGCACGAACGTTGCAGGCCACGCACCCGGCCCCTGCATGCGCAGCAGGTTCTCGGCGACGAGCGCCTGCTGATACGGTGTCGCCAGATCAGCGCGCGGCGCATACTGCAGCCCGCCCGCGGCCTCCCAGCTCGACTGTTTGAACTGCAGCCCACCGTAATACCCGTTCCCGGTGTTGATGTGCCAATCGCCGCCGGACTCGGCCTGGGCGATCGCGTTCCAGTCCGCCGACCACTGCGGCTGGTTGAACGTGACCGTAGCGCCATCGAACAGCACCGGCGCGTTACCGGGCAGCGGAATCGGCTGCGATTGGCGGGTGTGAACATGATCCGTGTGCCCACCAAGGTCGCCAGCGAAATATCCTGGCTGGTGGCGCCCACCAGCGATCTCAACCGACTGCCCGGTCTTCGGGTTCTTCCAGATCACCTGCTCCATCACCGGCGCAATCATCGACAGATAGTCGGCGAGCCGCTGCATGTTCTCCACCGGCCCCGACCAGTCGATACCCCGGTTCTCCCGATTCGGGTTGGGCGCGTAGCCGGGTTCGTCGCGGTGCGATTCCTGATGCCCCGCATACGTCGATGCTTTGACCCCGAATATCTGCTCGATGGCGCGCACCCAGGGCGGGAACTTCTCAGATTCACCGTAGCTGATGGATGTGCCGGCGGGCAGCCCGTAGGTGCCGCCGGGCGACACCACCAACGGAGCCGGACCCATCGCAGAAACAGCCTCCGGGGCCGCGTACTTCGAGTAGTCGATACCGGTGAACTCGGGACCGAACGCACCAGACGCCGCCAGCGCACCGATCAAACCGTGCCCGCCCTTCGACGGCGACGCGTCACGAATCGCCGCCAGCTGACCAAGCAGCGGCGCCGCAGCCAAGTTCGCGATGAACTTCGTGATGTTCTCCGCAATACCGGCCAGACCCTTGGAGATACCGAAATCCTTATCCAGTTCGGCGCCGATGTCCGACAAATCGACCCGAACATCGTCCAAGGTCTTCGTCAGCTTCTTCGTCTCAGACGCAGCGGTCTCATGCAACCGGACTTCGGCCTGGCGTAGATCCTGCTGCGCCTGCAGCACCTTATTCCGCGCCTCTTGAATATCCGCCTCGGTGGCGACGTTCGTCTGCTCCAGTTGGTGCAGCCGCGCCTCAGCCTCAGCGAGCTTGTGACGCGCATCCAGGAACGACTCCTGCGCAGACAACACCGAACTGGTCTGCGGCAGCATCGCGAACTGCGGCGGCAACGTCGGGTCATACGGCAGCACCGGCGCGTCAGGCAGCTTCGGTTTCGACCCCTTGCCGCCCGAGCCGCCATCAGCCCCAGGCGCGCCGGGGAACCACGTCGGGTCCACCTCGATGTTGTTGTCGCCCTGGTCCGGCGGTTCTAACGTCGGAGCAGCACCAGGGCCGCCGAAGATCTGATCGAGAAGCGCCTGCGTAGGACCGGCGCCGGGAGCTGCCCCCGGCGCGGCAGGCGGGGCAGGAACAGGCTTCTGGTCGGCAGGAAGGCGGTCCTGCAGTACGCCGGGAACCAGAACACTCGACGCCGGCCCGCGCGGTGTAGCGGTCGGCTCGTTAGCCGGCACATCACTCTTGAATGGGTTGGTCGTTGTGTCACGCCAGGTGCCGGACGGATCTTTGATCAGATTCCAGAACCACTGTCCGGAACCGGGGATACCGCGGTCAGCGAGGTGCGTCCCGAGGCGTTCGTCGACCGCGCCGAAAATACTGTCCGCGACCATCTTCCCGAGCGCAACCCACCCGAACGCACGGATAGCTGCCGCCGCATTTCTCGCGAACCCGCTACCCGCTTTGGTGCCTGATTCCTCAAAATTTGTCGCCATGTCGAGCGACGCAGCAAGACCGATAGCCTTGATGCCGATGAAGCCCTCAGCGGCGATCTTGAACGCGTCATCCCAACCGCCGATTGCCTCAGCGACTTTGTTGATCGCCTCAACAAGTTCGCGAGCGGTGTTTATCGCGTCGTCGAAGAATTTCTTGATCTCGTCCTTGTGGGCGACGACCCACTCGTTCAGTTTGTTCAGCCGCTCGGTGATCTTGTTGACATTCTCGGCGAACGCGGCTGGCCCTTCCGTGGTCGACATCGGGTCGCC